CGTCCTTTGATTGCCTACGAGACCTCGAAACCAAATCCGCCTTCACAATATAATTCGCATCAGGTTTATTCACTATGACTTCGGTAAGTCCATTCGTAAGGGCAGGACGCTTTATTTTTTCTCCATCAACCTTCGGGTATTTATCTTTATATTTATTTATGATGTCGTCCTCTATGATGGGGGCAATTTCTTCGAGGTTTTTTATATCGGTTCTAATCATATTGAGCATATCCTTCGCATTCTCTCGAACATCGCGTTCAAGAGCGAGTTCAACGGACAATTTTCGGCACAGTTGTCCGTATTGGAGTGAAACGAGGCGGTGTCGTTCGCTCCGCTGGGCGAGTTGGAAATAACTGTCGAGAGATTTGATGACCCCGACGAAGACGGAGGCAATACCGAGCACGATATTTATGTCTTCGTAGTCAATTTTAATACCAGTAGTAAAACCGATGATGGAACTCAACACAATAACGGGAATGTTAATGAGGTTGGACGCAAGGGCGTATTTCTCGTGGGATAATCGGTGTAAAATCGAAAGACTTTCTGCCTTTTCTGCTTCCTCTTTAAGTAGGTTTTCGAGGTTATCGTCGTATTCAGGTGCTTTTCCCGCCATTTCTATAATAAAAAGAATACTGAATTATGTTTATTATAGTAATGGATTATCAAGTATATTCGCCGTATGGAAATACGACCCCCGACCTAACTGTAAAAAACGACCGATACCTTCGCCACCGAGACTGGATAGAACCAGTCATAACAGAGATGACGCAGATGTTATCGAAGACACATATACGAACTTGCGAATGCGGAAGTAATGTGAGATTGACGAGTGGAATAATCCGCCGACATTTGGCGAGTGAGAAGCACTTGAAGTTCATCGCAAAATGGACGGAAGATGATGAAAGAGAGTTGAGCGAGTTCAAGAAAAAAAAGGTAAATAAAACGAAATGACGAGAGATTATATATGCTTTACGCCCTAAAACTAATGACCTATCATTCGGGCGAACATAAGAGGAAGGAGAAGTTTCTGTATAATGACAGCGACAGCATCACTCCGCCATCTACACCTTCGTCCGTCCCCTCCACGCCACGAGGTAAATCCCCCTCGCCGAGAGATTTGACCTGCGTCTGTTGTGGGTGGGCGTGTTGGTAAAAATGTGGATATTAGGGTTTAAAAGGATAATGTCTATGGATAATATAGCGATTATCCACTATGATTACACAATCACTCATCAACTCATTTTTTCGAGTATCTGGACTACCGACGAGTATAATGGATTGTGCGGGGAATATGATGTGCGTTGCCCCGCCTCCGCCTCCGCCTCCGCCTCCTGCTCCCGAAGTGCCGTCGTATATGACTGACTGGGTGGAGATAGACGAAAAGTTTGGTGTAAGAAAAGGGAATTATGCGATAAACAGACTGGGTCAGGTAAAAAACTTAAAGTTCAATAAAATCTTGAAGTCGTATTATTGTAAATCGATAGAGTATATGTGTGTGTCGCTGAAACGGAGTATGGACGCGAGTGGTAATTTGGTGAGACCGAATAATGGGTATGGGCGACCGCCGACAAAGGAGAAACCGAATAATGAGACTTTGATGCTGGTTCATCGGTTAGTGGCGAATGTATTCATCCCGAATAACAACCCGAACCATACCATATGCGACCATATAGACGGTAATAAGTGTAATAATGATTATCGTAATTTGAGGTGGTGCGACCAGCGTCGTAATGCGAATAATGCGAAATCGAACAAAAAGTATTGGGGTGTGAGGTGGGTGAAAAATATGGAAAAGTGGTCGGCAACCGTCCAGACAACCATCAACTACAATCCAGATGAAACATTCTCTCATTTTCTCGGGCATTTTACGGCGGAGGAGGAGGCGGCGAGGGTGGTGAAGGCATTTATGTTAGAGACATACCCGAATGAAATGGGGGGCGGTCGTCGGTTCATAGATTAGCATTCCAATTTCATAAAAAAATTGAAATGAGTTTTCGCCATTCTGCCAGACGCAACGACAGACAAGACGATACGATGACGAGCAATTTTACGGATGGGTTATTAGTTGATGTGGTTCAGTTCAAGGCGTCGCTTGAGCGGGAGATGATAAAGAAAATACGGGAGGTCGTCCCGACGGACGAGGAGATGAAACAATACACCGAAAGGTGGTTGGATGCGGTGAGAGAGCAGAGACAGGTTGGAATTGGTGGTTATCCTGAAATATATCTTGATTGGTTTGATAATGATGGTGATGGTGATGGCGAGGACAAAATCGCAACCGAAAGTGAAATGCGGTATAAGATGTTGAACTATCTGGACGAAGAGGGTGCTGATGCGATGGGAGTTATGTTCGACCAAATCAACACAGACGCCTCACCGACACTCGTCCGTGATGAATATCTCGGCAGGGTTCTTGATTACCCGTATCAAGACTGCGAGGTTGCGATTTACTCAAAGGAGATGTATAAAAAGATAAACTTGGGTAAATGTGCGTGGGGGATGTGTAGTGAGTTTCTCGTGAGGGTGGTGAATGAGTTAGTCGAGAAATGGATGTTGGGGGAGGTGAGGAAATACATCGTGAGGGGACACGCAATATAAGACTACTGCGACTGTTTAACATATATGGATTGCTGTGTATTGACGGAATGACCCATCGCGGACGCTAACGCCTGTGATTTCTCGGTGCTTTCAAGGAGCATTTCGGTTGCGAATATCGTGCGGAGCATACAGCAACCTATTTTTTTCGGTTTGAAAATCTTGTTGAGGTGGCGAGTGATGGAGTTGCCCTCGTGAAATGGGTTGCCGTTAGACATACGGAGGAACGGTATTGTTTTTCCTTTTTTTAGGTCGTTGCTGATGGTTGGTAGAGAACCAGTATTCCATTCGCGAGAGAATATGTAAAACCAGAAAATATCCATAACCTCATCGGGGATGCTGACTTCGGCAGTCCCGTAATTTTGTGCGGTTTTGTATTTGTTGAAGATGAACTTTTTATCGTCGAGGATGAGGTAATTAATTTCGGGGTCGAGGACTTCGGGTTGTTTTTGAGAGACAACCATATAAAGATAGTCGGCGTTTCTGCGGGGGATGAGTTTTACATAGAGGGTGAGGACGACGAAATGGAGAAGAAATGTGTATTGGTAGTCGTATGAAATGCCATCGCCGAGAGATTTGAGATGGTCGTAGTCTTTTTTCATTTCATCCCATTTTGAGATGACATCTTCCCATTCTAACCAGTTTTCCTCTTGTGATTTAGATTTCTTGTTTGCGACTGCTTGTTGTTCGTGAGCAATCCGCATCATTTTACGGTGGTAGATTTTAATCATATCGCCCTCTGGTTCGGTTGGCATCGGGTAGGTGAGTTTGAGTGCGGAGTGGATGCTGGTGTAATATACACGGCGGGTATTTGGTTTGAGGGGTTCGAGTTTTGCTTCAATTGCGTCGCTGTCAAGAAAGAATGTGAGGTCATCCACAGGTTTTCCCGAGAGATATTCAAGCACACGAAGATAAGTCAATTTCGATGAGGTTGTTAAACCATAATCGGTCATCTTTTTATCAAGTTCTTCCATAAAGGGGGTCTTGGTGTAGGGTTTTGGTGTCATAATATAATTCGATGGGACTTATATTATAGAGGAAGTTCGTTTTATACCATTATCCACGCAATTACCGTGATTTTAGGCATTACGAGGGATAAAAACACGGAAACCGAGTGTTGCGACAGAGGTATTGACGAGAGCACCGTTGGCGTCGAGGGCGTTGATGGTTAGGGTAGCGGTAGCAGGAGGTCCAACAGCAAAAGCGATTACCCCTACATATTTCGCACCTGAAAAGTTTGCCACACCCGCAGCAGAATTGTTTTGCCACGCCTCGATAATACAGGCGGCGGCAACAGGAGCGGAGGGAATATCAACGGCAGAAAGGGGGATTGCGATAGTTCCAGCGGCGAGGGTTGCTGTGCCGAGTATTTCATCAAAACGAGACGAAGAAAGACCAGCATAATTACCAGAAGTATAACTGAAAACGGGTGCGGCGGAGGTCGCTGCCTTCAAATTGAGTTGGGATGTGCCTAATGCGTTAAGAGACATTTTGTTTCGATTTTATGAATTATAGTATAACTTTGTTTTTATATATAATTTCGTTGTGATACGGAATAAAAACAAAGTAGAAAGGTATGTATAATCGAAAATAATGAACGCGGAAGGAGGAGTTTTTGGGTCAGCACAGGACAAACCGAAGTTGCGTCAAATAATAACAGAACCGATGAGTGATGCTGACTTGGAGGTGTATTTACCACAGGCGAAAATCTTTATGTTTCGCGAACTGAAAGGATACCCGACAATCCAGTCGATATTGAAGCGACCGAGAGATTATATGATTTTGTTATACGAACACACCCCTCAAAATGGTCACTGGGTGGCGGTATTGAGGTATGAAAATACGATAGAGTTTTTCTGTCCTTATGGGTCATCGCCGTATTCGCCGAACTCACCTCTCGAGTGGAACTCGCCAGAGGAGAATGCGGTGGTAGATGCGACACATAATTATCTTGAAGACCTGTTGAATAAGGCGAAGACGGACGGTTGGGATGTGATATATAACAAGATGGATTTTCAGGAGAAGCGTGATAATGTGAATACCTGCGGAGCGTTTTGCGTGTGGCGGGTGTTGTGCCTGATAGAGGACAATATGAACCTCTCGGCGTTTCAAAATGGAATGAAGGAACTCCATAAGAGGATGGGGATTTCGTATGATGAGATAGTTGCGGATGCGATAGAAATCCGTGAGTAGCGGATTTATCTTCCAGTTGTATCGGTAGTTCCACTTCCAACGGGGTATAAATTAGGTTGCTGAACTTCAACATAATCAACACCCATATACTTATTGGTCGCGTTATTACTATAACACGACATATAAATACCAACCGTGTTAGGGGTAGTTAGGGCGGCAGGAAACCCTGTTCCAGCAGTAATAGTGTATGTTCCTGTTGTTTCGCTCGTGCCGTCGGTAAGATTATACCAAGTTCCAGACACAGTAGCAGTTGCCCCCCCTCCATAATTCACATTAATTTCAGCACGACACCATTTCGCAGTCATATTCGTAGGGGTGATGGTTAATGTGTATTGAACCACATTATTTATAACAAATTGCCAAGCAGGGATAGTCGCACTTGCCGAAGTCATACGCCAAATAACAGTATCGGCGGTTTGATTTCCTAACGATGATGCTACATCGCTGATGCCTACCGCATATGTGGTATTTCCTGCGGGGACAGGGGTAATCGACAAGTTTTCGTTGGTGTGAGGGACAATACCGAATGTGACCTTTGATATATTCGCAAACGAAAATAAAAGGTCGGTAAGAAGTATTGTGCTGGACGGATTAGCAGTTCCAGATGCCATTTGAATAACACCTCTTCTATATTGAGCACCCGCAAGAATAGTTGCTTCATACACACCTTGATAATATGATACTGAACCATTACCAGTTTCAGCAAAAGATAGTCTGTTTCCATAAAAATTGGTGGTTGTGTCAAACATATCAAAATCCTCCATCACAACATTATTACTGTTTGGAAACGAAGAAACCTCGAATGTAGTGGGGTTGTATTGAAGTTGCTGATTTTGATTACCAGTTATACTACGGATAGGGTTAATAAAAAGACCTACCTGATTAGGGTTCAACGCTGAACCTGTCGCGTTTAAACAAATAGAACCTGCTGTCTGTGATGCTACACCCGCATTATTACCTATCGCAATAGCGTTCGCCCCTTGTCCTGTGGTTGTTCCTTGACCCGCATTCGCACCAATAGCAACCGCACCTGAACCTTGTGAGTTTTGACCCGACGCATTACCAATAGCAACAGCATTAGCACCTTGTTTGTTTGTGATAACAGGGAAAGAAAAAACACCTCTTCCAGCATCTTTTCCAATAGCAATAGCACCGCTACCTTGACCGACAGTTCCAGCAAAATCACCAATAGCAACAGCGTCGCTTTGTTGCCCGAATTGACCTGCGAATTGACCTAACGCAATACAACGAGCATTTTGACCGTTGCTACCAGCATTATCACCAATAGAAATAGTATTAGAACTCGTGCTAAATCCAGCAAAAGTCCCTATCGCAACACTTTTTGTTCCTTGTGTTTCACCCGCTCTATTACCTATCGCCACACTTTCTGTCGCTTGTGATGTTATACCCGCTCTATTACCAATAGCAACAGCATTTGCGGATTGTGTAGTTTGACCTGCTTGAAGACCAATAGCAACAGAAGCGATACCTTGTGTAGTTTGACCCGCACCCTGACCTATCGCAACAGTAGTTGTGCTTTGATTTGTTAGACCCGCATTCTGCCCTATCGCAATAGCGTTAGTTGCTTGATTAGCATTACCCGCAGAGACACCAATAGCAATACAAGCGGCAGTTTGACTTGTTTGACCCGCTTGAAGACCAATAGCAATAGCACTACCGCCTTGATTATTATTACCCGCACTATTACCAATAGCAACAGCAGATGATGCTTGTGTTGTAGTTCCAGCACTTAATCCAATAGCAACAGCATTTGCGGATTGTGAAGTTTGACCCGCTTGAAGACCAATAGCAACAGAAGAAGCACCCTGATTATTATTACCAGCATTACCACCAATAGCAACACCAGCGTTTCCTTGTGTGGTTGTTCCAGCACTCAATCCAATAGCAACAGCATTAGTAGATTGTGAGGTTTGACCTGCTTGAAGACCAATAGCAACAGCACCCGTCCCCTGTGTGTTATTACCCGCAGTATTACCAATAGCAACAGTATTAGAACCTTGTGAAGATTGACCAGCACTACTACCAATCGCAACAGCAGTCACATTTTGTAAATTATTACCAGCACTACTTCCAATAGCAACACTATTCGTCCCTTGCGTAGTTTGACCTGCTAAACTACCAATAGCAACACCACCGCCACTTTGATTGTTTTGACCCGCACCAACACCAACAGCAACAGCATTAACATTTTGTGTGAAATTACCAGCACCCACACCAATAGCAACAGCACCGCCACCTTGTGCGGTTATTCCAGCATTTTTACCAACTGCTATTTCTGTTTGCGTCAGTTTGAGTGTATCGACGACATTAAAGTTGCCGTTTGAGGGGTTGAGACTGATTGGTCCAGTAGAAATATCAGCGAGAAGCGGTTGTGTTCCAGAACCAGCAACGAAGGTAGGGTAGTATGTTGCGTTGGTGTTTGTATCGGTGATGGTAGGATTTGTAGAGGGGGCGTTCGTCCAGAGGGTTTGACCGCCAGTTCCAGCAGAGAGGAGTTGTCCGCTCGTGCCGACAGCACTCGCACTATCACGGAGGGATTGAGAACCCATATTCAGTTCTGCGGTTAGTGGGTTTCGAAGATTGACAATAGGATTGGCGAGTGTTCCAGTCATAATAATATTTGTGCCTCCACTAACACTCGAGACCGAACCACCACCACCACTACTACCTACGACGCCCCACGCGAGACCAGTTGAAGAGAGGGGGTCGGCGATAAGGGCAATATCATCATCAATAACGATAGACCCAGTTGAATAAGCAAGGGAATAACCGTTTAACTGTCCGCAATAATCAGGGGGGGCGAAACTACCACCTACGGGATATTGAAAATTAACGGATTGCGTCAAACTTGCGATTTGAAGTTGAAACAGCGTTGCCGCAGAAACAAAAGCACCACTCGAAAATTGAAAGGCGTTTGGGGTTGGGAATGCTGTTGATGCTGCTGGGGTTGATGTGCCTAATAACACCGAAGATGGAGTAAATAGATTAACCGTAAAATTGGTTGGTGTGATGTTTGTATGAATAAAACTAATACCATCAGTAATCATCGTATTCGCTGGAATGATGGGCGGATTGGGCGTTGAAACCGTTGGGTCGATATCTAAAAAGAAACTGGGAGGTGGTTGAGACCCTGCGATGACACCCGCTGGAGGGGTCGATGTATAGACCGTTGTAGCGACATACGCCGCCGATGCGAGGTTAGTGATGGTGATGGTGATAGTTGTGCCGACGACAGAACCGACAGTTCCTTTGATACTATCTGTGCCTGAATATGTGATGGTTATTGCCGCACCTATCGGGATGAGTGTTGGGACTGTCGTTGTAAATGTGCGAACCTGCCCGATTGCCAGAGCATTCCAGTCATATACCGTAGTCGTAGTGAGTGCGGTTTGATACGGATTTTGGTCGAAGATTACTGCCGTTGTGCCGTCTCCTGTGATGAGAGACCCCTTATCGGTGAGCAACCCGATTAAACCGCCACCAGAAGCATTATCGACATAAGTTTTATTACAGAGGTCGTTGCCGATGACGGGGGGGATTGCTGTGCGAGGGCAACTACCGTCGAACGAATTAGAACCAGAGTAGTTATTTGTTCCTGCCATAACTTCGGCATAACCGTTAGAAGGGATACTTGCCATTTTGATTTGATTATATTTGTTATTGTCTCTTTGTTTTTATTATTAATTCGTTTGTGTATGAAAAAAAAGAGACCCCCCTGTCTCTTGTTTTTCTCTTATTCTTCGACGACTTGTATTTGCGTGTGAAAGACTTTCCAGTATTTTTCGAACTCCGTCTCCATATCAGTCCAAACGAATTGCGAGTTGTTCCACCTCTGT